TCATCATCGATACATATGAACGTGAAGCTATGAAGTCTAATGACCCAGATGCTTTGCGTCTCATGTCTATTAAGTCTGCGGAAGATATGAAGTCACTTGCTTCTGTTGCTAAGAAGGCAGTACATCGATTTCCTGGCTCTTCTTCTAACTTCGATGAGGATCCAGACTCATCGGCCTCTTTAGAGAGTGGAAGCATTAGTGTAGATGCTCTTGCTGCGCTTGGGTTCGGATTCGAGAAACAAAACTCATCTGCTTTTGGTGACTACATTAACAAGTGTTTTGGTTGTGATTTGCGCCTAAACCTTAAATGGCAGTTGTTACCTCCTGAAGGTCTTCTTGCTGGCCTCGAATCTATGTTTGAAGGCATCCAAGCAGCTCTTGACTGTCTAATGAACATAGCAAAGCCAAATAAGCGTAAAGCAGCTGAAATATGCGCGCTTATTAAGCTATTCGACCCAATGCCTTGCCCTCAAGACATTATGATCCTTGCTATGGGTCTCAAGATGCTTCTATTTAAGTTTACCTCAACAGGTCTTAAGCTGAAGTTAGATTGGATGTCTTTGTTCGGTCCTCTTGTACAGGCTATTGTTGGAGCACTTGGATATGTCGTTAACATTGCTTTTGACTCTATCTCAGGTCCATTAGATTGCACGTTATCGTCAATGACTGCAAACCTTGACCTAATGAGAGTACTTGACCCAAGTACCTTCTCAAAGTCCTTACAAATGAGCGCTGCTGGAGGCAGCGATACAAGTTCTGGCTTTGTAGATAAGCTTGGCGGCCTAAACACTTCTTTTACAGCGGAGGCCACCTCATCTGACCTAACTATAGACTACCAGATGAATACAGAGAGAACTGAAAACATTCCGCCAACATCGATGAACAAATGGACTGATACAGGCTCTATGTCTGGAGTGAAGGGCTCAAAGAGCCTTAAATTGCCAGATGGAGTGTCTTCAGACTTTTCTATATCTGATATGATGTCTTCAAGTGGGGATGGACCTAAGTTTGGGGACTTCTCTCTACCAGAACAAATTGTTTACTCAATTGATGAAGTGAAGAGGTATATAGAGGCTCTTAGGACAGAGATTCAGCTGCTTATTAGTTCTCTCAATGGTCTTGTTCATACCGGTAAGCTAATTGAGGTTCAAAACCTTACTGCTGCTATTACTCTTATAGAGCTAATCATGATCATTGCAGCCATTGTTAAGTTCAACATCAAGAGCTGTGATGATCCTAAAGAGCGTACAAAACTCGAACAGCTAATCACTGAACTTACAAGGGCTGCTAAGACTGAGATAGAAACTGGAGTTGACAAGCAATCCATTGCTACTATTACTAATATTGATGGAACAGTAGAAAAGGTCACATTGCATTCATGCTCGTATGGTACTGCACCAGTACCTCTTGATGAAATTAAGCGCATCCTTGCTGACATCGAAAGGTTAACCAATGAACGATAAGCTTTCAGAGGCTCTTGGCTACTTCGGAGCTGAGCTAACAGACGCATACAGCACTACCTTTAGTAAGGTTCAGTTCATCCGTAATCCATTATCTGATTACTCTGGACGAAATCGCAGCCAATGGTTTAAGCCAGACTATAATTTCAAAGAGATTCAGGTAGCTCAAGGGACTGACTCTTTACTTGCTAAGAGCATTGAAAAGAAGTCTAACAAGTTCCTTTTGTCAGGTTGGGAGTTCGTTGGCGAGAATCCAAAGACAGTTGAGTACATTAACAATCGTATTCGTCAGCTCGAATTTGCTTCTGGTAAACCGTTTCCTATCCTCATGCATCAAACTGCTGCCGATATGAACAGATTTAACAATGCTATGTGGGTCTTTGTCCGCGATGCTGATAAATCCGGGGGCAAACCATATAAGCGTAGTGGTCTAACAGTAGAACCTATTGCTGGTATCTTTATTGCTCCATGGGAAACTCTTGAGTTCAAGACCAAGAAAAACGGTGATCTTGATCGTGTTAGACAAGTAATCCCAGGTGTTCCTGAAACGCCTCAATTTAAGGCAACAGATCTACTTCACTTCTACACAAACCGGTACCCGGGTGTTGCCTACGGCACACCTATGCTCACTGCTGTTCTTGAAGACATTCTCCTTTTGAGAGGAATCGAAGAGAAGGTTGAACAGCTTATTGAGGCTAATCTATTTCCATTGTTCCACTATAAGGTTGGTACTGAAAAGTATCCTGAGAAGACCAATCTCAAGACTGGTGAGAGAGAATCAGAGAAGATTGCTCAGACACTCAGCTATATGCCTGCTTCTGGTGTCTATATCTCTGACTGGAGACACAGTATTGAGGCTATTGGTTCAGAGGGCAAAGCTCTTAGAATAGATTATTACCTTCAGTACTTTAAGTCCCGTGTGTATGCTGGTCTTGGTGTTTCTCCTGTAGACTTTGGTGAAGGAGAAAGCGCTAATCGTTCTACTGCACAAACTCAGAGCAAGTCTCTAACTGAATCTGTTGAGTCTCTACAAGAAGTAATGAAGGTCTTCATTAACCATTATCTCATTATCCCTCTACTTCTTGAGTCTGATTTTAAGTTTGATCCTTTAGCTCCAGAGAATATTGTTGAAATTGACTTCGGTAAGATCGACACAGAAGAACGTAATTCGCAAGATGCAAATAGCTTGTCTCTTTTCACAAGCAACTTGATTGATCACGGTGAGGCTCGTAAGAGACTTCGTCAGCGTCCACTTAGACCTGAACAGGAAAATGAACTTCAGTACCATAAGTTCCCTGATCAAAAGGCTGAAGCTTCTAAAGAAACCGCTAAGGTTAAGGCTGGTTCACAAGCCAGTACGCAATCTAAGAATCAATACGGAACCAAGACTAAAAAGGCATCAAAAGTTAAGGATCAAGTCGATTTCTCAATGGGCATGCTCAAAGATGACCTTGAGCAGCGTTACCTTATGCTTCCTGCACAAGTTCGTGCTGTCGGTACAGATTTCCTTGATGAATGGGCTACAGAGTTCGGTTCTCGTCTAACATCTCTTATGCATGACCGGTTTATTACTGGATACGAAACTACTGGACAGAAGTATGATCTTGTTGGTAATTTAGACCATCTTGACTCATTTACAGATGTTGCTCATCAAGCTTCAAACGATCTTGTTAAAAACTTGAAGAGTAAAATCAACTCACTCCATAATACAGGTGTGAGTATCTCTACTATTGTTAACATAAGCTCTTGGCGTGTTCATGACATGCAAGAGAGGCTTCTAAAGGGCTCTTTTGCAGCCGGACAACAGTTCTTAGAGACAAGAATCTTTAACCCACCAGGAACAACCAACAATGGATAAGTTGCTACAGAAAGTTACTGTTAGATCCCCAGATCAGTTTTCTTCTCTTTCTGCAAGAGAACGAACAAAGCTTCTGGATGATTTTATGTCCCAAGAGGGTCCAAAGGCTCTTATGATTGGATTTCCTTATTCGCATTCAGGAAGACTAATCAATCGTAGAGTTTACTCTCGTATTGGTCATATTCAGGTGGCAGATAGTCTTATGACTCCCGCCCCGAAACCACTTACTCTTAACCATGTAGAAAACGACGTAGATAAGATTGTCGGACGTTTCAGAGATGCTAAGTATATTGACACTATCTCTGAGGCTGGAGCCTTCCTTCAAGCAAAGGGATTTAACCCTGGACTTGCTAAGGATCTATCTAACGCTCTTACAGTTCTTGATTTTGAGAAAGCGGCTAATATCTTTCATAAGACTAAGGTCCTAAAGGACCGCAAGTGGCCCGGTATCGGTTACATTGACACTAAAGTGCGTGTAACTTCTCAGAATGCTATTGAGAAGTTTTTGGATGAACGCTACCAGAACTTCTCTGCAGAACAAGATACAGACATGATGGTTTGCTCTGTTTGTCTTGAGAACTGGAAAGACCATGGAGCACCATGTGAACATGTTCCAGGTCAGATGTACGACGGCAAACTTGCCTTCGTAATGGCAGGCAATATGATTGGTGGTGGCTCTTCTGTAGTTATCCACGGTGCCGATGATCTATCTATCCTCACAAGCATGAGCTTTACTGATGCTGAACAGGATGCGACAGAGGTCTATTCGAGACTTAGTGATGTCTTTATGGTAGACTCTGTCCAACAGTTAATCTCTGAAAAGAAGGAGTTTTTAATGAATGAACTGATTACCAAGTTGCTCGATGGGCAGCTTACAGAAGAGGAACTGACCTCTCTTTATGATAGCGCCTTTGCGCTTGAGGGAGTTGATGTAACTGCTAAGCTTTCCCTTGAAGACCGCAAAGCACTTCCCTCTGCCGCCCTTGTTAATGGATTTCCTATCCATGATTCAGCGCATGCTAAGGCTGCTAAAGCTCTCTTTGGAGAACTACAGATTAAAGAAGGGGAAGGACTAAACGATGAACGCCAAGCCGTTCGTGCCTTGGTTGACTCAAAGATTCTTGCCTTCTCTGATGACCTTCAAGAAGATATTGCAGATGAATCTATTGAAGCTAAGAAGCTTGTAGATTCTGCTGAAGTAGATGCTCTTAAAGCTGAGTTAGCTGCTCTCAAAGATGAGAACCTTACTCTTAAGGAGGCACATAGACTTGCCACAGCAGCACGAGACGAAGCCGACAGTAAGCTTACTGATGCCACTGCGAGCGTTGGGTCACTTACTGTTAAAGTTTCTCGATTGGAAGAAAGGTCGAGAGCACTAAGCTCTGAATATCGCGATCTTATGAAGGATCACGTAGAACTTGCT